AGATTGCGGTTTCTAAGCTCGTCTGCTCTCTTGTCGTCAGAAGGTCTTAGGCCGATAATCGCACGCATCTCGTTCGGGGATGTGATTTCATTACGTGTAAATCTATCTGCAATGTCGCCGAGTTTAGTCGCAGGTACAAGACGGAAGATGTTTGGAAAGTACATCAATCTTTGTCCCTGTGTACGGGCGGTCATAGTCAGAAATTTTCGTTGCATTTCGTCAACGATTGCGGATAAGACTGGTTCAATAGAGCGAGCGTTGTAATTTAACATCTCGTTCTCGTCGGCGGTTCCATCAAATACTGCGTCGGTCATTCCTAACTGGCTTTTTAACATACTCGTTAGTAACTCAACCTGAGCTAGTAGATTATTTTCCGCAGCGCGATTAAGCTGTGTTACACGTTCTGTTCCATCTATATAGCCTACTCCATACTGAGAACCTTTCATTTGGTTCTCCAAACGTTGACGTCTTCTTTCAGCTTCTTGCTCGCGTCTTTCACTCTTTATAACGTAAGGAAGCTGTATAATTAAATCGAGTTTCCCAGACCCGCTTTGCTCGTCAACGACGTCAAGCAAGTTGAGTTTTCGAATTAATCGCCTTAATAGACTGTTGAGCTCGTTCATAATCGGGTAGAAAGGATTCTGAACGATGGCAACCTCTCTCTTCTCGAGTAGGAGTTTCTCTCTCAGACCAGTGTTTTCGTTGTAAACTTCAACTTTCACGTGTCGAGGATACCACTCTTTTACTTCTCCTACTCGCATTGTACGGACGTCCCATCCGCCAGTGTGGCGCGGATTAGCAGTCATGTCGATTGGCACAATCGCACAAACACCCTTGTCGAATAGAGTCTGTACTGCTTCTTGTATCAGGCTCCGACCAGTTTGGTCTAGATTAGCAGAGAACTCAAAGCAGCGATTCAATCGTGAGTCAATGGTGTCTGTGAAGGTGCCATTTTGATTGACGCGGACGTGTCTCATGCGTATCGCAGCTACGTCTATGGCGATACGCGTGTAAATGGGAACCACCAAACTAGAACCTGTAGTATAACTGAAAATCATCCGATCGGGCCTATATGTTGTTGCGAATCCGGTATCCGATGTCGAGTTATCAGCACTGGTTGGTGAGCGATTCCTAAAAGCATTGAAGGAGTGCATTAAACTACCTAGTTTTTCACCGGTTGTCAATCTCTCCACTCCCTTCTCTAGTCAAAAGAGTCTTTATTTTGTTTATAAACTACATAGGCGTTGACAAGTCCTGAGACGCTGTCTATCTTTTGGTCATATCGCTTCTTTAAAAGTTTGCGATTACCATTAGTGTCTTCTAGAGTAATCGCATTACCCATAGCGAAGGACATTAGTTCCTGATCGAAAATTAGAAGTCGTTCCTCAGATAGGGTTTTAAGTTCTCCCAGCGGTACCGACTCTGTCTTCGCTCCCTGGATAACCTTGAGAAGACCGAAGGGTCCGTTCTCGGTTTCCCAGCGATTCACAAACTCCTTAGCGTTGTATGGATCATATCCGAAGCATCTTACGTCGTAGTCTTGCTCCTGAATCCATCGCTCAAGATCGTCGTAAACATCCATCATATCCAACACTGTACACTCAAGCACCATGAGCGATCCCTCATTGAGGAACTCATCATACTTTATTCGCATAGCGCTTGGGAGTTTACGCAACGTCAACGACGAGATGTAGCAGCGGGTCTTTACTCCGAATTGCTCTCTCGGTAAAGGGAATAAGAAAGTGAAGGCGCAGAAATCATCGCCTTGAGACAGGTCTGCTCCGAGGGCGCAAGGATGTTGCCAGAAGTCGCGACGCCGATGAGTAAGAGTCTCTTCGTAGGTGAAGAAGTAAGTATAACCTTCCATAGGGATGCCAAATCTCTTGGCAAGAATATCGTTTCTGGAAGCTGGATGTTTCTCGGCTCTCTCAACATCTCTGTGGTATGCATCGTATTGTACCGTCTTTCCTAGATTCGGGTTTGCTTTGATCCACATATCGGGATTTGGTACTTCGTTAATATCGTCAAGTCTGTAGTACCAAATGGATACATGTGGATTGATATAGTCGCCTTTGAGGATGTTCATTAGTTCCATTTTGATTGTGTCGCCGGAACTGTTGCGAACGGTCCCCTCAGAACTAGTAGCGATGATTAAATAATCGTCAAGTTTAGACGCTCCTTGCTCGATTGCGCCGACAACATCTTCTCTAACATCCCCGGATAACCATTCGTCTATGGTGGAAATGTAAGGTCTTAGACCTTGAAGTTTGTCGATGTTCATTGGTCGTATTTCGAGTATGGAGCCAGTTAGAAAGTTCTCTATACCCTTTTTAGTCGAAGCAAGTTTTACTCGATTAGCTCGATTGCCCGTCGTGTTCTGTATTGAACCCTCTGTAAGGAATTGAAACACTGGGCCGCGAGCTCTTGTGATGGATGTGCGGATAGGGGACATTACCTCTTCCGCTTGTTTCATAGTTGGAGCGGTGGTAATTTGGTGTGTGGTAGCAGTGTCTATATTGAGAAAGAACGATTGTATACACGAGCTGTACATCGACTTTGCTGCACCACGGGCAACGATTAAATATTGCTTTGTGACTAAGCGCTTTTTAACCATCTTACGAACATACTGACCGCCAGACCCATCAGGATTTGGTTCGTAAACGCTTCGCTCTAGAAAGTAGTACCATCCGAAGATTTGTTCAGCCCAGACTTTGAAGCTATCCAGTAAGTGTAGATCCGTACCGTCAGTGAGGGTGAGCTCGTCTTCACAGTACGCTATAAAACCTTCAACTGCGTCCTCGTCATAGTAGATTCCGCGATTAGCTATGAGGTCGTCAATTCGATTCATCTCCATGCCGACTTCTCTACATACAGGGATGCGTCCACTTAGAACATCCTCTCGGAATTGTCCGTAATATTTGGGCACCGCTGTATTAGATAATCCCATGGTTATGACCCTTTCTTAGACATCTCCTCAAATAGTCGATTCGCATGTCTTGTAAGTTGTGTCTTCGCTACGCCCCAAGCCACATCCTCCAACTCCTTCATGGCTCGCTCCATTATCCTCTGACCGCGTGTCTTTTCTGGAGTTGTTAGTTGGGTATGTTGTCTCTCGAGATTCAGACGGTCTACGATTCGTTTCATTTCAGCATTAGACATCTCCGCCGGTCTTTTGCGGCGAGCTTCGTCGGCCGCTCGTTTATCTTCTGACCGGGTATCTTGTTGTATTTCTCCAGCCTGTCTAGCTGCTTGGCGCCGCTTGTATTCTTCAGTAGACATCGGTGGACCCGTTCGTCGACCATCTGGACCACGCTTGCGACGAACCCCCCATTGCATACCTGGAACACCATGATGCTCTAGATAGCTCTCAAAAGAGACAGCGGAGTGAACCGCCACAGCTCGCTCCTGTTCTCGTCCCGCTTGATGTATATAGTTGATGAATATGTCAACAAACTTGGTAAGTTCCATGTTACTGTTTGGATGGAGAGACAAGTTACTACGAATCTCAGCCGGGGACATCTTTATCCTGTTGGCGGCCTCCATCATTCGACCAAATTGCCAATCCTCTATGTCTGGGTATTCGGCTCGCAACTTTATCATCTTCTGAATGGCTGATTTGATTGTGGAGTGCTCAAGTTTGTTTTGGTTTCCTGATTTTTCCCGCTGGGGATTTTTCAGAATTCCATTTATGAAGTCCTCTGGTGAGAATACGTCGGAGTGCTCAGCCTCCATTGTGGAATCCTCGTATAAACCAAGCTCTCTATAGTGTCGCTCAATGTGAGCGGCAGCAGGTCCAGTAAATATTCCCTGCTGTTTCATTCGAGAATATGCCGCGACAACCCCTCGTCTATGGAGGACCAGTTTACCATTCCGAATAACATGGTGTGGATACCCAACACCGCTTCCAGAATATGTTGATTCCGTGGTTACTTCTCCCGGAACTCTTATATAAGCTTCTCGAATTAGAGCTTTATAATTCGGCTCAACCAATAGTTTGTCAAATAATCCGGCTCCGGGATTACTCCATTGACCGGTCACGCTGGCTTCCTTGGAATTATTGATTGTTATCGACATTCTCTTCACCTCCTTCTTCGTTTTCTATTTGGTGCACTATTCTCCACGCCATCTCGTCTCTCTGCTCTTTCATAAGGTTTACATAATAACCCATTTGGGGAGGATCGAAAGCTAGGCGAGCATGCAAATATAGAAATTGTTTTACTCCTTCGAGATAGCTTTCTGGAACCAACTCTTCCCAGGTCTCCTCGTGCCCTTTTATAGAGAATCCCTTTGACCCAACCCCTAATTGACTCAGCGCAAATATTGCCGAGTTAATGTGGATTATAACATCTCGGTCGAAGTTTGTGCTACCTTCCTCAACCCCAAGAAGCTGCTTCATATCTTTGAGGATGCTATGACTCGTCGATTTGATCACGCCCGTATCACTTGCCGGGTGGTCGTTGTCCATGGAGTAGTATCTCCTTTCGTCCGCTCAACAGGGAGTTTATCTCGCAGAAATTCTTTACCGTAATGTATTGCGCTATGGGTATCCGTAGTCACCGTTATAAGATTCTCTAAATCAAAGACGCAGACGTTACCCCGTTCAACATCCTCAAGTGTTATTGGGTTGATGTGGTGTACGACTGGTGATTTGAAAATCTCGAATCCTGGAATAGCCAAGTCACACCCGAGGTCGCGAAGTAGAACAAGTTTTCGAACCGCGCCCCATTCTCGAGAATTGTATAACGCTCGATTTGAATATCGGTCGTAACCGAAAGTTTGTTCTCCAACCGACCCTTTGAGTCGTAAGTAATTGTAGCGCTCTTCATATGTTTTAAGTTTTATTAATTCGCTATACGTTTTATTCACCATCGTCTCCCCCTATAGCTCCGCCAGAATATTTTCTTAGCGCATCCATAACTCTCCTATAGTCGACATTGGTATCCTTTTGAGACTGAAGATTATCCGTCTTCGCTCGGACCAATTCGTTCTCCAGTCGCAGACGCTCCCTCTCGTCCTGCTCCTTCATGGAGCCGAGCTTTAAGAAGTGAGTTATAACTTGGGCGCTGGCCGTACCATCAGCGAGCTGCTGCTCGGCTCGATCCATAGCCATGGCTATCATTCGACTCTCACGACCCTCTGGGGTTGTAGCAGGCGACGGACGACGGATAGCTCCCCCATCGCTTTGTTTGTTATGACGTGGCACCGCGTCCACCTCCTCTCAAAATATGTCAAACGGATTTCTACACACGTCTCTGGGTTCGTAGCCCACTGCTTGAAAGGAGGCCCGCTCACCAAGTCGGACTTGAAACCCAATCAGAGGTGAACCCAGAGACCTGCGCAGAAAATTACCGCCGGGGAATTTTGCAGATTCGGAAAACATGGTGAACGAAAACAAAAATATGTCGATGACTACGGTCACCAAGAAGGGACTGGAAAAGTTTAAGCTATAAAAACACCACTTCTACCGACCAGCCAGACCGTTATTGAACCCGGAGACCCAACGAGGGCAAGTTTACCCCCTCAAAAATTACCGCCGGGGAAATTTTAATGAGCGGGGTGGTCACCTGTGGGGTGGGTGGCGCGGCACCCCTCCCCCGGTGTCGCAAAAATTCAGCGACGGGGCGGGCTCACATGGCGAAGCTGGTCGGGCGCGACGGCGACAATGAGATGTCTAGTTAATTACCAGCGTGATGGCGGCCAAAGCAAACATTTACCAGGTCTAGTCATTTAACTTTCCGATGTTAAAAATGATTTAAAATGGGCAAAAAAGAGAAGCTTTGTTAC